CCCCTTGAACGGTTAAACCAGTTGCAGTTAGGGCCAGTCTGTTCACACCCAATACAGCAATATCAATCTCACCAGCACCTGACCTCCAGATACCTGTGTTTGTTTCGTTGGCAAAGTTAATAGCTGGCGTTCCTACTGTTCCATCAATTAGATTGAGGGATGTAGCACCAGCCTGAACAGTATTGGCATTAAAGAAGTCGGTACCATCACAAACCAATGAAGCAGTCTGTCCGGGTGGGATTGCGGCTGTATTGCCAAATCCTGTGGTTACCGATAATGTAAAGCCATTATCAGTCGTATGGTTACTGGTTATGTATAGGCTAACAATAGGCAAATATACTGCCGTTACATCAGATGTTAGCGAGCCAACATACTCCTGAATGATGGAACTGCTCTCGTTAGACGTAAGGTAATATGTACCACCAGTTACTGGCTTAACCAGATTAGTAAAGAAGAAAGTATTGCTCTGACCATATCCAACAGAAATGTATTCTGTGCCAGTGCATATGATAAAGGCAGACTCGTCTGGATTAAATGACTTATCTACCAAGCCGTCAATAGTCTCGGCACCAGAGCAGTCAATGGTAAGCGTTCCAGAGCCATTGTTCTTTAATATAAAGAACCAATTGTTCCCAAGAGTATTTGACAGTGGTAGGGTTGCCGTACCAGCGCCACTTGCCCAAATCTTGGTTTGCGCTCTATCGGTGTCCAGTAAAGTATATCCATTTGATATTGAAGATGTTGGGTGGCTTTGATTGAGAGTCGTAGAGATTGCAACCAATCCCAAGCCAGCCAATAGAGAGGCGTCAGCAGATGATGTTCCTGCACCAAAGTCAATAATTCCCCAGACACCTGCTGTACTAGCATTGCTAGTCAGGTATAGGTAAGAAGCCTTACCAGCTTCTACGGTTACAATAACTCCGCCATCGAAGTTATTTACATCAAAGTCTATACCGCTTACGTTACGGATTAGGGCATCCTGACCAACTGATACTTGATTAGCTGTTGGCATGATAAGAACGCCAGTATCGCCAGTAATGTCCATAATCCTAGCGGCTGGGTTCTCTGTACCAGTAGCGTCAGAAGGCCATTGCAGTTGTACGTCGCCGTCTAGCGTATAGTCAGCATAGCTGACATCCGTTGGAAGTATGACATCGCCTGTAAATGGTGAGACAAATGTTGTCATGTGTCTAACACCGTGGCTTGTCTATCACCGATACGCTGAGTATCCTCTTGCTTCAGGATGCCCATAATTTGTGAATACTGAGCTTGCCACATAGGAATCCTGTCATCGTTTCTCAGGAAAGGCATAGCCTGTAGCAGAGAGCCATATAGCAATGCCTGTGGTGCGTATATGGTAAACCAGTTAGTCTGGTTAGATGTGTCTAGTGGTTGGTTACGTTCGTAGTACAGAATCTCAAAGTCGTATGCCACGTCTGGTGTGGGAGCCAATAACCAATGAGTATAGTCATAGTCTGCATAGTACGCAGGGGTATCAGTAAGCGCCTCGTTAGGCCAATACTCTCTCAGGTATTCATACTTACGTAGTAGCACTGGTTGCTTATTTCCAGCTACGCTAACATTCATAGAGACGGTCTTGTGCCAACGTGCAGGCTTATCAACTACAGCCTGACCGATAACCATATTGCTCTCTACTACTGTGAGGTTTCCTAGGAACTTAATCTCTGCGGCAATTACTTGTTCCGCAAGCATAATAAATAGAGGGATTTTTTCTATAGTAGCGACGTCACTACGCTCCAGATAGGACTGGATGTTTTCGACGAGTGAATTGTAGGTCATTACCGATGCGACGGTCATTGCTAAGTCCCTTTTTTATTTGTCATTTTAGCCCCTTTGGCTAACTCAGTAAAGCCGATTCTGCTAAACGCCTCCGTGTTAGACCATACAAAATTCTTCCTGACGCTTTATTCCATTTAACAATCTCTTCACAGGCACCATCCCAGTCTTGAGCATCAACCCTTTTTTTGAGGGTCGATATACGGTAATTGCCCAATCCGCAGTTATAGGTGAAACTTATAATTGCCGCTAATCGCCTGTCTCCGCTTGCAATCAAGCTAGGTGACATCTTTATAGCCTTAGATGCAAAGTACAGCAAATGCTTGTCTAGCTCTTCCTGAGCCTTGTCTTTACTCCAGACAGTATCAGGCGTTATATCATTCCCAGTACAGCCCCATCCTATCGTCCAAGGAGCGCCGTGAGTGCCGGGGTCGGGGTAAGCCCCACAACTGCCATCACTTAATCGCTTGGCGTACCCTTCAAATGGCTTGACGAGGGCATCACTCGCTAGGCGAATGGCATCTGAAATCATTTTGGATATTTTTCTATCGCCCTACCCACGAACCAGAACGTCAAAATCATGTTCAGCATACTGAAATCATCAATAGTCCAGTTGTTCTTCATTATTTCCACCCAAGTAACACCTGTACCCATAGCGTATACCATCATGGTTATCTTGAAGGAAATGTACATACCAAATAGGACGTAAGTCACCGTCGGGCGCACTAGGGCTGATAAAGCCGCTACCCACTTGTAACTAGACGACGCGGTAGCCGATTGCTCCTTAAATGCCTCTTGTATGGCGTTTAATTGGGTTACGCTATGGTCAACGTACTTCTCTTCCATAGAGAACTGACCACGTTGCTTCTCTAGGTCGGTCTGTAGACCAAACATAGCAAGCTCATGCTTACGCTCGTTAGCCTTGTCAAAATACTTTAAAAGTTCTGGAGCAAGACGAAAAAGTCCTCCGAAGAGGCTTCCAAACAATCCACTACCTAAAAATTCTAGCATTTGCGTCTCCTTAGTTTGGGGCAGGCCCACCAACTGGGTTTCTAGTACAGACATCCTTTCCATTCTTATTGAATTGCCCAGCTACGGTAAAGAATGCGGCACCTGATGGTACAGCCGTAGTTTCCTCAATATTAGAGTTCTGAGGGCACAGACAGTCTGCGGTGGGCACTCCATTAACGACCTTCCCTACCTTACAGGCCATGCTAAAGCATTGCGAGAAAGTATTCTTAGAGGAGGTGGGGCATTGTACAAATTCCGCTTTTTGGGCTTTTTCAGTCTTGGTTGAGTAAGCGTTAGCCTCTTGCGGAAAGTGTTGAATGGGAGACCAGATGGAATAAACCACATTCTTGTCTTTGCTGATACAGCTATTGCCCATTGTTCCTGTGCCCAGATAGGCTATGGCATCACCCCTTACGATAGGGCAATTAACAGCCACCTCTGGATATTGCATCTTTTTACCTTCGTTGCTAATAACGGTAATCATCTTGCCTGTGGGGTGACCGACAGATGACTCACATAGAGCAAAGTGTGTGTCGTGGCAGATGGTAAGAGTCCCAGCTACGGCATTCCCAAACAACATAAAGCTAAGTAGTAGGTATTTCAATTGCCTTACCTCCTGTCATCTTTGTCTGCTTTGCTATCCAACTTATCAAAAATCTGCTTACACATACTCTTGATAGCGTCTATATCCCGATGATAATCTTCTTTGGCAACATATATCCTAGGCAACTCTCTTGCATCGTTATCAAGCCTCTCAACGGCTTTGGTGATGTTATTCAATACCCATCCACCCAAGAATGCGATTAATCCAGCGCCGATATTAAGAACAATCTGGTAGTCCACTATTCATCCTCTTTAACAGCAAGTTGTTCTTTAGCCTCATCCTGAAGGGCTGTTATCAATTGATACACCTCCTGATAAGGACGAGAACCTAGATAGCCCATAACCTGATTTAAGATTTGTACGGATATAGTAATTTTGTCCATTTAGCTCTCCTTGTTGCTATCCATTAAATTTTCTAAAAGGAGTCCATCTGGCTACGAACTGACCACTTGACTTCCAGCCAATACTCGTTTCATAGCACTTGCCGTTACCTCTGTCTTTGACTAGCTTATATTGGAAATACCTTGTGGCATCGGCATCTTCAAAGATACGGAGATATGAGCCTTCTATAGCAGGAGTACGGTCAGATGGGTTAACTCCATCCTCGGACAAGGTTCTGAATGGTGCTGTTCCGCCTAGTACGCTGTAAGCAAATCCGTACGCATTGTTACGATATAGCCACATGACACGCAGTACATACTGACAGATGAAGTTTTTAGCGACACCATCAGTTCTAAGCCAACTGGTAGCTTCGATAAACCTCGGTTCTTTACCATCTAATGTATCGTCGTAGGTTTGAAACCAGCGTAGCCATGAGGGTAGGTTTCCATCGCTGTCTGCTATTATAGGTAATAGCGGATTTATAAAATAGCCGACTGCGTTAATGCAGAAATCTGCCAAAAAGTAGATTAGGAATCGTGTGTACATTATTTAAGCCCAAGCAATAACAATCACAGCCCAATTTGCTCTGGTTGCATTTATGCCACCATAAGTGGTATTCCAAAAGTCTGTCACCGCACTAAATCCTAGATATATATTTGTGGCATCTGCGCGTGGTATAAAAATGCAAGATGTCCATCCATTGATACTTACAAAAAATGTATCTCCAATACTCCAACCACCTTCAGCAGTTAAGCATTTTACTTGTAGAGTAATTAAGGAAGGTACAACACCTAACCCATGCGCTAGTGTGGTGGTGGTGGTTGATGCACCCCATGTCTGATTACCACTATTATATCTAACTACACCTGTATTAAACTTGAGCCCAGTACAGTTAGTAAGCGTACCACTTGTCGGAGTTCCTAATACTGGTGTTGTTAGGGTAGGAGAAGTCCCCAATACATTCGCACCAGAGCCAGTGCTAGTAGTTACCCCTGTTCCACCATTAGCCACAGGCAGAGTTCCTGTTACACCTGTGGTAAGTGGTAGCCCTGTAAGGTTAGTAGCCACACCACTTGTAGGAGTTCCGAGCAAAGGGGTTACTAAAGTAGGAGAAGTACCCAATACATTAGCACCGCTTCCTGTGCTTGTTGTTACTCCACTACCGCCATTGGCTACTGGCAGAGTTCCTGTTACTGTGGTTACTGGGACACCAGTTGTGCCATCGAGAATTAGGCTCATATTAAATCCCTACCTTTGCGTTTAATGCTTTCAACTCATCCAATGTGGTAGCAGTAATCTTGGTTATATCACGCAGTCTTTGCTTCTCAGCGACGATAGCTTTAGTGTCTGTGCCTGTTTCTAATGCGCGTTGGAATAGGACATCTTGTGCTTCCATTAGAGGCTTGCGTTCTGCTCTGAGTCTATCTTGAGTGATGACTACTGCTTTGCCAAAGTCTATATTTATGCCCATGTCCACGCATCCCTAAAATGTCTATCGGTTGGTACTGTATCCGTGTCTACTATCTCGTAGATTGCACCTTCTGGTATGTCTTTCATACAGGCTTCAATAGTATCTGCTGGCACTATAACTGCGACACCGCCTGATTCTGTTTTGTAGATTATTCTTTTCATTGGGTGTCCTATCTAAAAAATGCCATGCTGACATAAAGTCCATCGGTAGCTGCACCTGGAAAACTGATTGTGTAAAACCGATATGCATTTGCAGTCCGTGCTGTATTTTCAATTTGAAATGTTGTTGCCGTTGTAACTTGAGAGCCTTGCCCAACTCCAACATAATTCGCATCCGGCATAGCAGTCGTAAAGTTCACCGTGTAATCACCAGTACCGTTATCCGTTATCGAAGATACATTCCCACTCGCACGAATAGCCACAGTACCAGTGCCGTTGAAGTTCACCCATGCACGACATCCGTATGCAGTGGCAACAGAACCGTAACCAGAGTTAAATTTGAGTAGACCAGTAGAGTCGATACGCATTTGTTCTGAACCATTCAAACTGAAAAGAGTGTTACCTCTAGACTGAATAGTTAAAGTTCCTGTATTTACGCTGTCATCGCCAAAAATTAAGTTGTTACTACCATTTAGTATTGCCAAAGGAACGGCAGCGCCAGCAGTATTAAGAGCGCCAAACTGCTTGTTGTTTCCAAGAGTCAACGGGTAAGCGGGCGAACTAGTCCCAATCCCCACATTACCACTAGCATCTTTATAAACCTGACCAGAGCCGATGTTGATGACAGATGTATCTCCCGTAAACCCATTGATAACTGGAGTGGTGAGAGTAGGAGAAGTCCCCAATACATTAGCACCTGTTCCTGTGCTAGTAGTGACACCACTCCCCCCACTAGCCACAGGAAGGGGCTGTGCAAGCGTTACTACTTGTGCTGTAGATATAGTGACAGCAGTAGTAGTTCCGTTAGTTTGTAGTTGCAAACTGCCGCTAGTGTCCCCCGAAAAGTTTAGGGCGGTGCCTGCTGTCGTACCTGCCGCGATAACACTCGCCATTATATGTTCTCCCTTTTCTTACAATTATCAAAATGCCATCTTTTCATGGCTGGTATGCCACCAGATTTCTGGCAATGTTGGCATACTACGACTCTATGTTTTCTGCCTAAATTAGCTTTTCTTACCCTGTCTTTATGTTCTTGGGTTAGCTTTGTTCCCATCTTAGATGCAGAAATCTTATCCCTAATATCTTGTGAAAGAATAACACCCTTTCTTGGGCTTGGCTTACCTAGCCGATACCCTCTCAGTAATGCTAATTGTTCAGGGGTACAAGGTACTCCTTTATTGTATGGAGCCTGACCCTTAACAAATCTTGTAGCACTCGCTATTTTTTTATGACTCGCGCTTAACTTTCTCTTTGTTTCCTCAGAAGTTTTTTTTCCTAAATGAGCTTGTCTATTCTTTTCTTTAGCTTCATCAGTATGCTTAAATGTTTTACCTAATGAACTGGGTGGATTGCCACCTCCCAATGCAACATTCCAACCTATTTTATCTGTAGGTCTTAGTTTGGTTTCAACTTCCAAACAATACTCCTTGCTGGCAATAACAATAACCTCTTTGATTAAGGTATCCCAACCGTACTTTGTAATAGCGTGTTTCATATGCAAATTAGACGGCTTGGCTCTATGCGAGCTAAATCTTCTTTGTAAGTCTTTAGACACACCAATATACCCCTGAGTAAACATATTAGTTTGTTCAGGATGGTGTATCCAATAGACACTACTTTGCATTAGAGATGTCCTTTACTGCGCTTATCGTGCTTGCCATGTTTTATCCTTTAGGGTACTTAGTTTTAACCGCCATTACTTGTTTAAGCATATCTGCTTGAGCATCTCCGCCCTTCCAAATAGCAT